TAAAATCAAGAAAAAAACCTACACAAAAGACGGATAATTTATCTGCTGAGGAATTCTAATGGCAAAACCATCAACACGCCAAGGACTTATTGATTACTGTAAGAGGCGTTTGGGTGCTCCAGTTCTGGAGATTAACGTTGATGATGATCAAATTGACGACCTGGTAGATGATGCTCTCCAATATTTTCAAGAGCGTCATTTTGATGGTGTTGAAAGAATGTACCTTAAGTACAGGTTTACTCAGGCAGACTTAGATAGAGGAAGAGCATCAAACGAAAGTGGTAGTACAAATACAGCAGGTATTGTAACTACCAGTGCCACTTCAACATCCATTAGTGGATATGGCACAACCACTTCAAACTACTACGAAACTTCCAACTTTATTCAGGTTCCAGACTCAGTTATCGGAATCGAAAGAATTTTTAAGTTTGATACTAGTTCCATTTCTGGTGGAATGTTTAGTATCAAGTATCAACTGTTTTTGAACGACCTTTACTACTTCAACTCAGTTGAACTTCTCCAGTATGCCATGACTAAGACATACTTGGAGGACATTGACTTTCTACTAACTCCCGATAAGCAAATAAGATACAACAAGAGACAAGATAGGTTGTATCTTGATGTTGACTGGCAAAGCATGAGTGAGAATGACTACATTGTTATTGACTGCCACAGAATATTAGACCCAGCAACATATAGTGGTGTCTATAATGATAGTTTCTTGAAGAGATATCTTACAGCACTTATCAAACGTCAGTGGGGTCAGAACCTAATTAAGTTCAATGGAGTAAAACTTCCCGGTGGTATTGAACTCAATGGTAGACAACTATACGATGATGCTGAAAGAGAAATAGATGAGATCCAGGCAAGAATGTCTATGGATTATGAACTACCACCTCTAGACTTTATTGGATAATGGCACTTAACCCCTTCTTTCTACAAGGCTCTTCTGGAGAGCAAAACCTAGTTCAAGAGTTGATTAATGAGCAACTCAAGATCTATGGTATAGAAGTATTGTATATACCTAGAAAGTTTGTTAGACAACAAACTATTCTTGAAGAAGTTCAGTCATCAAAGTTTGATGATAACTTCTTGTTAGAAGCATATGTTAATAATTATGATGGATACAGTGGTGCTGGCGACATCATGACTAAATTTGGCGTTAGTGTAAGAGATGAACTATCGCTAGTTGTTTCAAGAGAGCGTTTTGAAGACTTTATCGCACCTTTCTTGGAAGATGAAGATGATAATGAAATAATTGTTGCAGACAGACCAAGAGAGGGAGATTTAGTTTATTTCCCACTAGGCAAAAGACTTTTTGAAGTAAAGTTTGTTGAACATGAAAAACCTTTCTATCAGTTAGGTAAGAACTACGTTTACGAACTTCAATGCGAACTCTTCGAATATGAGGACGAAGTATTTGATACTTCTATTGATGAAGTTGATGAAGTCCTTGATGATAAGGGATATATTATTGATTTGACTCTGTTCTCAAGTGGAACAAGAGCGACAGCATCCGCTAGTATTGGAAGTGGTTGTATTCGAACAATAACATTAAATAATGACGGTTCTGGATATACAAGCACACCAACAGTTTCTATTACTGCAGCACCTGCTGGTGGAACTAATGCTCAAGCAGTTGCTATCACTACAACTAGAAATAACATTACTTCTATTGAAGAGATAAGACTGGTTAACGCTGGTACTGGATATACTGTAGCACCAACTATCACTATTACTGGTGGTGGTGGAACTGGAGCTGCTGCTACTTGTGGTATTAATACTAATGTAAAGGGTGTTTTTAAGGTTGCTGTTACTGATGGTGGTGCTGGATATTCAACAGCACCAAGCGTATCCTTCACTTTACCTGGTATCTCCCCACAACTTCCTGCTTCTGCTGTAGCAAATGTAAGTGCTGCCGGAACTATTAGTTCTATTCACATCACAGATTCTGGGGCAGGATTTTTTGCAACACCACCAACCGTCACAATTGGTGCTGCATCTACAACTGGTATTGGAACATACTGGTTCAACGAAGTTGTTACTGGATCCAGATCTGGAGCAACTGCAAGAGTTAAGAGGTGGGATACCGATACTAATATTCTTAGAGTTGGTATTGCATCTGGTGGTTTCTATCCAGGAGAAATTATTACTGGTGCTAAGTCTGGCGCTGCTTATCAAATCAAAGTGTCTGCTGCAAATACTGTAACAGATAAATACAGAGAAAATGAGGAGTTTGAAGTTCAGGCAGATAGAATTCTTGACTTCACAGAATCTAATCCCTTTGGTACTTACTAATGTTAGGAACTTATTACTACCACGAAATTATTCGTAAAACTATTATCGCCTTTGGTACACTGTTCAATGACTTGGACATTCACCACAAGGATGGTAGTGGGAATACCAATAGTGTCATCAAAGTTCCTCTGGCATATGGTCCTGCTCAGAAGTTCTTAGCAAGACTTGAGCAACAGGCAAACTTAGACAAACCAGTTCAGATTACTCTACCTAGAATGTCATTTGAGATGACTTCTATTGAGTATGATGCTTCCAGAAAGACTGGTATTACTCAAACATTCAGAGCAGTTGATGAAAACACCTCAAAGATGAAGAAGGTGTTTATGCCTGTTCCATATAACATTGGTTTTGAACTGAGCATCTTCTGTAAGTTGAATGACGATGCTCTACAAATAGTTGAACAGATTCTTCCATACTTTCAACCATCATTCAATCTAACTATAGACTTGGTAGATTCAATTGGAGAAAAGAGAGACGTTCCAGTTGTTCTAAACAGCGTAGCAATGCAGGATGACTATGAGGGAGATTTCTCTACAAGAAGAGCATTGATATATACTTTACAGTTCACCGCTAAGACTTATCTCTTCGGTCCTGTTGCTGACAACCCAGAAGGTCTCATCCGTAAGGTTATTGTTGATATGCACGCAGATACGAATACTGCGACTGCGAAGAGAGAAGTCAGATATACAGCAGTTCCAGATCCTATCGACGCTGAACCTGGTGACGATTTTGGTTTCACAGAAACTTGGGAATATCTAGACGATTCCAAGGAGTATAGTCCTACAAGACAATCTGATATCTAATACTTATGTCTGAATTTGATTCTATTGATGACGCTCTGAATATTGAGAGCAGCATTGTTGAGGTTGATGATGCTCCAAAGAGTATTCAAAAACCTGAGCAAAAGACTGACATCTCAAAGGACTATGAGTATACTAGAGCAAACTTGTACTCTTTAATTGAGAAGGGACAAGAGGCAATCAATGGTATCATGGAACTTGCTGGTGAAGGCGGCAGTCCAAGGGCATATGAAGTTGCTGGACAACTTATCAAGAGTGTAGCAGATACCACAGATAAGTTGATCGACTTACAGAAAAAATTAAAAGATGTAGAAGAGGATGTTGGTAATAAAGGACCAAGTACGGTCACCAACAATGCAGTGTTTGTTGGATCTACAACAGAACTTCAAAAATTACTCAAGCAAGGTTTTCTAAATAATAATAACACTAAAGATCAGTAAATGGCGAAAACCTGTAAAAAGGGATATTACTATTGTTACACTTCAAAGAAGTGTAAGAAAATTCCTGTCGGTTACCATGTGATGGGATCTGGGCGTTTGATGAAAGATAGTGAGCATGAAGAGGAAGAGGGTGGAGAAGAATCTACTGAGACTACAAAGAATGGTAATGGAAATGGTAATGGTGGGACAGTCAGTGAAGCAAAAGAAAAAGACCATGAAGTCTCAATGGCTAAGACTCAGGTCAAAAAGTCTATTGATAATCTTCAGAAGGTAGCAAGAGTTCTTGCTAAGAAAACTGATGCAGATAATCTTCCTGCATGGGTTCAAGCAAAACTAACTGATACTGAGCACAACACTGATGCTGCTGCTTCTTACATGACTGGTAAGGAAGACCTTGATGAAGGTAAGCGTGATGGTAAGTCTGCTAAGGACAAAGACTATTCACTCCATGACTGGTTTGCTGGTGGTGGATGGGTTCAGGCAGGTGGTAAGTATGATGGAAAACCTTGCGCTAAGCAAAAAGGTCAAAAGACCAAACCATTCTGCCGTGATGCTGATGACCGTGCAGCAATGAGTAAGAAAGAGAGAAATAAGAGAGCAAAGAAGAAGCGTAAGGAAGATCCAAATCCAAATAGAAAGGGTAAGGCGAAGATGGTAAGAGAGTCTAACTGGAGAGAGGAATTACAAGAAAAAATTGGTATTCCTACTGGTCCTGGAACACCTTTCAAAAATCCAGATGATGCACTTGAAAAATTAGCACCAAAATATGGTGGTGGAAAAGTAAGACCATCTACACCGGTAAAGCAGGCTAGTATTGGTGATAATTTCAAACGCACATCAGTTAATGTTGGTAATCCGTTTAAAGGATTACCTTCCAATCATACAAAAAAAGAACTTGAGACAAATTATAAGGGAGCTGATAGATTTAAACCCATACTGCAACAAGCACACTTTGAACCAGAAGGTGAAGTGGTATCAGAAAAGAAAGATGCTTGCTACAAGAAAGTCAAGGCAAGATATGATGTTTGGCCAAGTGCTTATGCTTCTGGTGCATTAGTCAAGTGCCGTAAGGTTGGTGCTGCTAACTGGGGTAATAAGACTAAGAAAGAGTCTTATGATTATTCCAACTGGAGAGATGATTTCAAGGCTCTTGAGATTGAAACAACCGACTTAATTACTCCCGATCCTATTCAAGTTCCTCCTTCAAACCTTCAGAAGATTGAAGAGAAGTGTTGGGTTGGTTATAAGCAACTTGGTATGAAGAAAAAAGGTGGGAAGATGGTTCCAAACTGCGTGAAGGAAGGATACTCTAATTGGAGAGAAGAACTTTCTGAAGACTGGCAGAAAGTCAATAAAAAAGATAAGACCGATGGTATGTCTCAGAAAGCAGTAAATGCTTATCGTCGTGAGAACCCAGGTTCTAAACTCAAGACTGCTGTAACTGAGAAGAAACCAAAAGGAAAGAGAGCAAAGAGACGCAAGTCATTCTGTGCTCGTTCTAATGGTCAGAGAAAGATGCACAACATCGATTGCTCTAAGACCCCAGACAAGGCAATTTGTAAAGCACGCAAGCGTTGGAGATGCTAATGAAAAGTTTCGAACAATTCCTATCAGAGAGTATCACCATCAATGGTGATTTCAATGGAACCCTAAACATGGGCGGTTCCCAACCAGAACAAGCAAGCGAATCCTATTTCGCAGATGTTGTCTGGGAAGGTAAAATATATAGAATGGAGATCGAAGGTTCCATGCCTTCCAAGAATGAACTAGCAGAACAACTTCAGGGAGAGTATCCTGGTGCTGTTGTCCACAACATCTATCCAGCATCTCAGAGTCCAGTAAATATCAAGAGTTCACAAAGATATCGTCCAGAAAGATTAGGTTGGAGTGACTAATGGGATTTAGAAATTATATTTGGGATGAAGAATTTGACCTGAACGTTGCTCGTGGAAAAACAAGAGGAGCTTCACAAATCCATAAGTTTGGCGCAACTCCTTCACAGTCTATTAACACAACCGCAACAGTATGGGATAAAGGAGATACTCTTTACCCTTGGAGTGCTTTTGATACTGCTGGAGTTTTAGTTGTTGCTCAAGTTGGTGCTAATGATAATGGAAAGACTTTAACAGTTCAAGGTCTTGATAGTGACTTTAATCTTGTTTCAGAAGACTTTACTCTTTCTAGTTCAGGAACAGTAACAGGAACTCAAACCTTTAAGAGAGTATATCGTGGTTTTTTGACTGATGGAACCAATGATGGTCAAATTAATGTTTCTAGAGGTGGAACACAAGTTCTAAGAATTCTTGCTGGTGCAGGACAAACTCTAATGGCAGTCTACACTGTTCCTGCTGGTTATACTGGTTATTTGTATCATGGAAACTGTACTGCTCAGTCTGGCGCTGACGCTACTGGTTTTATGTATGTGAGATATAACACAGTAGGAACCACATTTAGAGTTGGACACACATTTGAAGTTTCTGGTGATGGTGGACCTTATGATTACAAGTTTTCCTTTCCTCAAGAACTTGCTGAAAAAACCGATATTGATGTTCGCCTAACTACTAGGAGTAATAACGGTCGTTTTACTGCTGCCTTTGATATTTTATTGATCAAGAACGAATTATAAAAAGAGGTTTCGTTATGAGTGAAGTTTATCTTGGTAATCCTAATCTAAAAAAAGCGAATACGCAAATTGAGTTTACAGAGGAACAAATTCTTGAGTTCCTCAAGTGTAAAGAAGACCCAGTTTATTTTGCTAGAAACTATATCAAGATTGTGTCTCTTGACCATGGTCTAGTGCCTTTCAGTATGTATCCGTTTCAGGAAAAACTAATTCAGAATTTCCATGATAACAGATTTAATATTTGTAAGATGCCACGTCAGACTGGTAAGTCTACTACTTGTGTATCATATCTTCTGCACTACGCTGTT